CTATTTTTGAGTAGAGTGCAAGAGATCCCTGCCTAAAAGTACGATTTCAGCGATGTGGCGTTTATCTAAGTAGCCACAGAAACTTGGGCGGCTGAATCACTGATTTTATTCTCCCTATCAGCAACTTTAAACTCTTCAGCTTTGATCTCAGTGATAATGTTTTTAATTGCACCATCAATTTCGACCATGTCAAGAGTATATTTACCACTTTGCTCATACTCCAACTGCCACTTCAACTCCAAGGACCGTTTTTGTTTGTACAGGTCTTCGGTCATTTATAACCTCCTCATAGGTTATTCTTCTTTGATCTCGGTATGAATTTCCAAGATCTTCCCATTTTACACTTTTTTCTCCTAGTTTGTCAAGGACTGCTTTTTCAATAGACTCACGACTATCCTCAGCTAAAACTTCAAATTTAGCATGATGATCGTAAGCCCATATATTTACTAGGAATTTTTTCATAGAATTTTCATTATATCAGAAAAATGTGGCGACATTAAGGCGCCGCCACATAATTAGTTTTAATTACGCACCTGGTGATGCATAGATACCTCTAGGGTCAGAACAGCCGAAACTGTATCTTTCTCTAGCTTTATATCTAACATTGCCAGTATCGAAATCGCCTTCCATTGCTGTTTTCAATGGTGCTCTATCGAAGTATTTCATGCCGTTTGGAATATCAGTGATAATGTACCATGCATCAGTGTCAGTCACAAAGTGATTGACTCTATAACCTTGAGGAACCATCCCCAAGTTTTTAAGTGCATTGATATCATTATCTGCTGTTCCTACTCTACCTGGAGACTTAAGAACTCTCTCAGCAGTAAATTGAAGAGCAGAAGGGATAATCATTTTTTTCCCTTGCGCTGCTATTCTTAATCCACGTTCATCAGTGAAAGCTGCAATGTCAATCATTGCTTGCTCTAATGATGTTTCGTTTAGATCTGCTGCTGTTGCTAAAGTATTGCTAAACGTACCTGCAATAGTTGGGTGAGAAGCGTTTATTAACGAAACTCCATCACCTGTTTTGAAGGTAGCTACTCCGGGTAGACCATTGTTTAATGGTGCTGCCCCTTTAACTTGTTTAGCGTTAGCCATAGATCTTGCCAAAGCTTTTGTATAACGAGAAGAAATTCTGTCATAGAGGTTGTCCTCCATAGCTTCTTCAGTTATAGCAAATGCCAAAGCTACTGTCTCATGAGTATAACGCGCAGTGAAAGTTTCTTGAGCTTCATCAAATGAAACTCCAGCACCTTCAGCTTTTACGTCAGCATTAGCGAATCCTGATAACATAACTTCCTCTTCGAAAGCTCTGTCACTAGACTCGGTTGCGTATATTTCGGCAGACTCATTGTCATACCGTTTGTATTCCAGCCCAAATAGTGCATTTAGGCCTGGTTCTAGTTCTTTGACTAGCTGTGCTCGTGATATTGCCATATTATGCTCCTATATTCCTGTTGCCAATGAACCGACAAGGTATTGATGTAAATTTACCTTGACGATCACCGAACAATAAGCGGCTGTTTGGTCTTTATTTTCAGGGTCGTCTGCTATTCTAACCATTCTCAATTGCTTAGCAGTTGTTGCTGCAGTTGAAATGCCTAGAGTTAGAGATGACTTACCATTGGACGTACTACCAGCACTAGCAGTTGTAGCATAAGTTAATCCAATTTTAGATTTTCTTAATGCTAGAGTTGCTCCTAATGTGGCATCTGTACCAATCATAAACTCCTGAAGCGGGTCGTCGTTAACAAACGCTGTAACGTCTTCACTATTTGCTGGAGTGATTGCTCCTGCGTAGTAATTCGCCCATGTAGGTTTTAAAGTTGTTGCAGCATTATAAAATACTCCATTCAACGTTCCCACACAAGCAGTACCAGCAGCGGCTGTAACAATATATCCACCAGTTGTGGCAGAAATATCAATTTTTACAGGCTCTCCATTGTAAATAGCAGCAGACTCAGCAGCGTCGATTTCATATGCAGACTGTCCTTGAATAGCTGGAGTATTTCCAACTCTCATTACAGACTGTAATCCAAACCCGGCTGTGTTTCTATTTGCCATAGTATTGCTCCTTGGTGTTTACAGTTTTACCTGTAAACGGTTAATTTAAATCGTTGGTTTTAGAATTGTTAAAAAATTAACTTTTCTTTGTACCACCGAAGGTTACACGTGTCTGTCGATCAATATTGATCGGCATACTTGGGTGCTGTTCCCTCATTAAATCGTTGTCAACTGCTTCGTCCCGAGCTTCCGTTTGTTTTTGGAAATATTCAGTACGTTGCTTCGCAATTTCTTCAGGTATCCTAGCCAGCAATAGGCCACCAACTCCAATTACCCCAGCGTATTTTCCGTCTTTAACAACAGGATAGTCCGAACCTTCATATTCGTCAGATCTCACTAATTCCCATCCAGATCTTAATTTACCTGCGATGTTCTTAGTGTCATCAAAACCAACACTTTCAGCTCGTATCCATCTGTGCCTAAAGCCTTTAGGCGCTGGTGGTGCATCTAGAGATGATGGTGGAACCCATACTTTTGGTCTTTCAGATTTAGACCTTGTTTGGTTCGCACGGGAAGTTATTTTTTTTTCGTTTTTTTGCATATGCTTATGCCTCCTTCGTGATTTTTAATTGTTTCGCATACTCTTCAAGCGGCACTCCTAATTTTTTAGCAATTGCTACCTGGGAGGAAGTGAGTCTCACAGTTTGGCGCCCTGGTTTAACGCTTCTTTTCGCAGAAGCAACCGTCTGAACGGGTTCGGACGTATTTACTCTACCACCTTTATCAAATTTATGCGGAAAGTCAAGCTTTATTCTTCGATCAACTTCCTTATAATATTCATTTGATTTAGGATCAAACCCCTCCTTGTTTACTAAATCCTTATGAATTTCGAACGCGGTAAACGTCATAGCTCGGTCGGAACCAAACCATCTGTTTCTAGACGCCCAATCTTCAGCTTGAGGATCAGGATTAGGTAACTCTCTCGGAGTTTTTCTTGGTAAATATTGTTCATCAGAAAGTTTAGGTTGAGGTTGTTGTTCAACTTCCTCCTGATATTCTTTTGTTTGTTGAATTTTAGCATTTTCAAAAGCAAGAGTAGCAATCCTTTTATTTGCTTCAACTTGAGCCTGTGCATTTCCAGATTCAATGGCACCAGCTAATTCTTTTTCTGCTGCTTCCATTCCTGTTTTTACATTTTCTTCAAGTTTTTTATTATACACAGAATCTCTTTTTACAAAATGAGATTCCATTTCTCTTCGCTTAGATTCTACAGCTTTTGCATAATCCAAAGCCGCTGCTTCTCTACGTTCTGCCTCACGCATTTTACGTGTCAGTTTAGAGATACGACCTTGAACCCCTTTACTATATTCTTCTAGTTTAGAATCTTCAGTAGACTCTTGAGATTCTTTTTGTTCGCTTTCCTGAACATCAGGCTCGACATCAGATTTCTCAGATGTGTCATCGGTGCTAGGACTGTCTTGAGTAGTTTCTTCATGTGTCTCCGTTTCTGTTACTACTGGTTCTTCTTTTGTTTCTGGTACAGTTACATCAATCTCTGGTCCTGATGTATCTATATCAACTAGCTTAGCGCTAGATTTTTTTTCTTCTTCTGGCATAGTTCCTTCCTATGTTATATTTCATGCAAGATATCCTCTGGATCCTTGATGGTTGCTAAAATTTCGTCGTCATTCAGCAAGCGTACTTCTCCGCCCTGTATTTTAATACGAGATCCTGCATAGCGTGCAAACACTACCCAATCTCCCTTCTTGCACCACGGGCCTTCTGGAAATTTTTCTTTATCATATGTTTGACTTCCCATAGCCAATACATTTCCACAAGTTGATGCAATAGATGCTCTTTCTACAGCGTCATCAGCGTAAATAATTCCTCCTTTACTCTTTTTTGACGCTTCAAAAGGCAGTACTAAAATTCTCCATCCAACAGGTAATGGAAGTTTCTCCATTTCATTGGTAATATTTTTTCTTTTTTCTTTTAATTCTTTTTTATCTTCTGCGTATTGATCTAATAATGCAGATTTATGATTTTTTGTTTCGACTGATGTCGATAACGGTTCCACTTTGCTCATCTTTTTGCTCCTTGGCAGTTAGCAGGTTAGAGATATCCTGTCGCACTAATTCTAATGCGTTAATTTGACCGATAATATACTTGTATTGTTCAAAGTTGTCAACATTTCCGGATGTAACACTCATAGCTAGTTGTTGTAGTCTGGCTTCTGTGTTTTTTTTAACTTTGTATAATATTTGTAACGGATCTTGCGCCATTATGCGTTTTTTCTCTTTTTAGCCATTTTTTTAAACGTTTTAGCTAATGCTTTTGCACGACCAGTACATCCTGGTTTCGTGATTGGAGTACACTTTCCTTTAGTGCCTCTTTTTTTAATTGATTTATTAACGTCTTGAATCCAATTAGAACTTCCACCTTCTTTTAAACCAATTCTTCCACCTTCTTTATAAACAGATAAATGAGGAGATTGAGAACTTAAAGGTCTTGGTTTTTTTTCTATAATAGGACTAGTTCCTTTAATTTGAATTCCGTAGTCAGACATTATGTTAATTCTTTAATTATTCTTTTCTTTTCGTCTTTTAAATTCTTTTTACCTTTTTTAGTAAATGCTTTTTCAGCATCTACTCTTCCAAGTTCTTCATATTTATTAACATCTCCACCATAACGATAGTTTGCGATTTTACTTCTACCTTTAATTTCTTTGCCTGGCATTATGTTCCTTTTGTAGCTCTAGACTCATCTCTTCTAGACGCATAGCTTTGGGACTTCGTAGATTCTTTTCCTCTTCGCTCTCCTAAAGATTCATCAAGTCGAGCGTTAGCTCCTTGCTTTTTAGGTGCAGAAGACCCTTTAAATCTAGGTGGAGTCCATCTTGTGCCATAATCGTTTCTCATAGTTTCTCCTTATATTATGTTTGGTTGATAATGTCTACTTCTTTCTTTTGTTCTTTAGTTTTCTTAAGTATTCTTCAGTTTTTTTTCTACCTAAAGTAGGTTTAATTCTAATAGGTTTTATGGGTTTTTTCATTATTTTTTTCCTATTCCTTTTTTAACCTTGTCTAAAAGCTCTTTTGTTTTCTTTTTACCTTCTGGAGAATAAAGTTGTTCTTTAACTTTTTTTCTATTTTTCCATAGCCATTTTACTCCTTTTGCGCCTAGTATAGCAGCTCCTCCCCATCCTCTTTTAATTCTTGTGAGTTTATTTCCTCTTAATGCTTTATCACTCATTATTTTTTACCGTTCCTAAATATTTGAGTTCCCTTTATACCAAATATGCTGGCGCATACAAGGATCCATAAATTTGTAAACCAGCTGGGAAGCGCTTTGAAATGTTCGAAGAAAAGATTTATCTTCTCCATAGCAGCCGGATCGTCTGACCAAACTCCCCAGGCCAAAATTATTATAGGTAATGTGAGAATCGCCAAAACGACCTCATCCTTATAATCTTTGTCTCGGGATTCTAAAAGTTTGCCCTGGTAAGTTTCCTCACCGCTGGCCATCTTTCGCGCATGCATGTGTTGTGCATCAGCCATAGCCATCTTTGTTTCTTGACGCTTTTTGTAAATGTGAGTTCCAGCGTTAAGAGCTAACTTAATTGCACCAAACCACATAACCTAGTACCACTTTACAGTGGATCTTTTTTCAGCAAGCATTCTTTTTTGTCCATTTACTTTATTAGTAGTTGGAACACCTTCAGGAATCTTAACTTCAACACCACCTTTTGGATATC